CTGCCTGGCGCTGAGAAGATGGCCAGGGCCTACCAAGAGAACCCGGACACCGACTTCCACCAGATGGTCGCCGATATGGCCGGAATCAAGCGCAAGGCGGCCAAAACGATCGGTTTGGGGCTCATGTATGGGATGGGCAAGGCAAAGCTCGCCAACAGCCTGGATTTGCCTCTGGACGAGGCCAGCGAACTGATCGCAACCTTCCACAGCAAGGTGCCCTTCCTGCGCGGCACGGTGGACGCCGTGATGCGCCGGATCGACCACCCAGGCTCAGGCGGCGCTATCCGCACCCTCCTGGGCCGCAAATGCCGGTTCCCGCTTTGGGAGCCGACGGAATGGGGCGTGAACAAGGCGCTGCCGCGTGAGGAAGCCATCATGAAGTACGGCCCACGGATCAAGCGTGCGATGACCTACAAGGGCCTCAATCGCCTCATCCAGGGCTCTGCTGCCGACCAGACGAAGGCAGGCATGGTGGCGCTGCACAAAGCAGGCTTTCACCTGCTGCTGCAGGTGCATGACGAGGTCGCACTGAGCGTGAAGAACAAGGACGAGGCCCGCGAAGCAGCGGACATCATGGCCAAGGCCGTGAACCTGGAAGTGCCCAGTCGCGTGGACGTTGAGATCGGTCCGAGCTGGGGCGAAGCAGCGTGATTTTTATGTTTACAGTACGCACGTTTTAGGTTTACAGTGACAGCGTAGTTTTCTTCGCAGCAGGAGAAGCCATGTTGCCCGGGTCCCCTCCCGGGCTTTTTTTCGTCCAATGCTTGCGCATTGGGTATTTTTGAGATACAGTGGGGTTGTCTTTCAGAAAGGAGAACGAGATGCCCGCCATTTATGGCAAACGACGCAAGCCAACGCCACCTGGGAAGCATGTTCCCAAGTCGCCCTCACGCCGCTTGACCCCCTGGACCACGCTGACGATTCGATCAGAGCATTACGCCATGTTGCGTGAGCTTGCTGATCTCAACGAGACCACGATCGGCCAGGCAGCAATGGACCTGATTGAACGCGAGTTCAAGAAGAAGCTGTGGGAGCAACAACAAGCTGCGAGGCCGCGTCATGCCCCCCGTGCATAACACCCAACTCACGCTCGACGTCGAAGTCGAGTACCGCGTGCTGCCGCCCGAAGGTGATCTTCCCCGGCAGATCGACATTACAGGCGTGTTCCCTCTCATGAACAACGCCGAGTCAAACCGCGTCCGTCGGTCGAACATCCTCCACTCACTCACGGAATCGGAACTCATTAACCTGGAGGACGAAATCGAAGAGGAGCAGCAACTATGACGGATCTTGGCAAGGCCGGGTTGGAAGCCAACCTGGAATACTGGAAGGCGCTCGCAGAGCGTCACCGCAAGCAGCGCGATCGTGCCATGCACGAAGTGCGAAAGCTCCAGGCAATCCTTTTGGCCAAGACCGGGCGCGCCTACGATGGCCAGGACTATCTGCGTGTGATCAAGGAAACAGAATATCGCGTCACCTGGCGCGATCGGCTACGCCGTTTAGTGAGGAATATCCGTGACATACGTTGAACGCATGCGAACCATTGCGCTGTTGGCGCAAGAGCCAGAAGTCAGGGAGTTGATGCTGCTGGCAGCAGACCGTATCGAAGAACTGAGCCAGTGGAAATTGTTGTGGGCACAGACCCACGAGGAACTTGAGCGCGTTAAGAACGAATTGGCCGCTCATCAACTTGTACAGAAAGGAGAAAGGCAGTGAAAGAACGAGTCGTCACTTTTATCAAGGAAATGATTAGGACGCGAACCCTGGTCGAGATCATGGCCGCAGAACTGCGTGAAGCGCAGTTGCGGAAGCTTGAGGCAGAGACGGCCGCTGAATATGCAAAGTCAGTCGTGCAGTACAACGAGCAACGCATCAAGCGCCTCGAACAACGAATCATGGATCATATGCAAGATGGACGCGTAATCGAGCAAGAACAGAAAGGACAATGAGATGGATAACACGCTTGGAATCATCATCGTGATCACGTCGGTGATCGCCTGGTTCAACCACATCTTCACCTGCTTTGCTGAAGGCATGTGGGGCTTTCTGATCGCAGGCGCGATCTTCTTCCCGATCGGAATCTTCCACGGTATCTGGCTATGGTTCAAATAATCATGGTCGCTACCGCAATCCTCATCGGCATCGGGTCATTTGGCCTGGTCATGCTTGGTCAATTCATCGCTGAAAAGCTGATGTGAGGCAAGCATGTTCAAGGTACCCGAAAAAGATCGCGTGCATGTGAAGGGCTATCCACCGGGGGACTCGCAAAACGGGTTCTTCGTCGTGAAGCTTAAGCACAACCAACTCGTGACAGTGATCGCGAGCAACGGCGCAGGATGGGAACACGTGAGCGTCAGTCGGCGCGATCGCACGCCCACCTGGGAAGAGATGTGCCAGGTCAAGGACATCTTCTGGGATGACGACGACTGCGTCATTCAATACCACCCGCCCAAAAGCGAGTACGTCAACAACCACAAGAACTGCCTGCACCTGTGGCGGCCGCTGGGGCGCAACGTCCCAACGCCCCCGGCAATCCTGGTGGGAATTAAGGAGCAATCATGAGCCTTGCGTATGACGTCTCACGCTGCCTGGGGGTCGAATGTGTGGTGCGAGAAGGATGCCTGCGATACACTGAGCGGGATAATTACGGTGAGCGCACGCCTTTTTCGCAGCAGTTATGCGACTACACCACACCAGGGGCAGCAAGTTTTTTAATTCCCGTAACAGGGGACACGGACCAAGGAGCAAGAAATGAGTGATGAACCACTACCTAAACCAAGTTACTTGGGCGAGCCTATTGGATACAAGGTGCTCTGCCCACACTGCAACCAAACACATGACGTGAATCCTTATTTATCGCCGCCACAGCCGACCATGACTGAGCCGGAAAACACTCGCCAGTGGGTGACATGCCCGCCCAGCGGAAAAGACTATCTGGTGGGAATCGGTGGCTACCTATTCCTGATGCAAGACCCTCCTTTTACACCGGTCGAAAATGGATGAAGGAAAAAAATTCGATCAGAACAAGATGCGCTACGACCTGGTCCCCTTTCGTGGACTGGACGAGGTTGTGCGTGTCTTGACGTACGGCGCACAGAAATACAGCCCGGACAACTGGCGCAAGGTGGATCGTGCTGAAGAGCGGTATCCCGCTGCGGCACTACGGCACCTAAGTGCGTATCTACAAGGTGAGCCCTACGACCCGGAGACGGGCCTTTCTCACCTGGCACATGCAGTGTGTTCACTTCTATTTGTGCTCACCCTTGAAGAAGAGGCTTGTGATGAGTTACTCAAAGAGCGAAAAGCGCGTGAAGCTGACAACGCATGTCATGGAAGCTAACAAGGTCCCCATGATGCAGGTGGTACTGATGAAGATTGATGGTGTCGAGTACGAACTATTCGGCCCCATCATTTCTGACGAGCAACGTGACCTGGGGGAGCTGCAAGAGATCACCTTCTCTGACGCAGTCCCAATTCACGTAGTGATCAACTATCTGACCTCAATGTTGCTGGGAAGCGACCCGGAGTTGCGAAAAAAGATGCAATGAGTACAGAATTACGATACACTGTATCGCAAGAAAGGAGAAAGCGATGATTAAATACGGAATTTTGGATGAGCTGGGACACGTCATTCGCTGGGTGTGGGACAAGCCTAGCGATGCGTACAGCTACATTACGGTGAAGATCAAGCGCACGAAGCTTGCCAAGCCGGGGATCGACTGGAACAATGTCGAGCCTGCACCATTTTAGAAAGGAGAAAGCAATGGACATCAGCATGGACGTTCGCAACGTCGTTGGCATTGAACTGGGCGAACAGCACGAGAGCACTAATGGCGAGTACTTCTGGCGTGAGCTAACCATTCGCACGTCTGACGGAGAGGTGCGAGTCAGTCTCTACACCAAAGACATGTTCGACGATGACGCATTGAAGGTGCGAGCATGAGCAAGAAGCCTGTTCACTACATCGCCGAGATTGAGCACCGCGTCTGCGGCATTCCTTGCCTCATCGGCGTGACCGACTACGAGGCCTACGTGCCTGCGTACATCAGCGGGCCACCTGAGAACTGCTACCCGTCTGAAGGCGGGTATGGTGATTGGGAAATTCTCGATACCCGTGGCAGGCCCGCGCCCTGGCTGGCCAAGAAGATGACCGCGAAGGACGAGGACAGCGTCAACGAGGCCGTGTTCGAGTACATGGAGGGCCAACGATGAAGCTGCCGAAATTCATCTACCTATTCGGACCTGCGGCCCTTGCCGCGTTGATCATCAAACTGATTCAATACTGGAGAAAGAAATGAGTAACGACGCTTACGATCAGCGCATGCAGGAGCTGGAGGCAGAATTCGCGCACTGGTGGAACGAAGAGGACGATTCCAGTGAGCATTTCTTCAGTGGCGTCTCACGCGACGTGGCGCACGAAATCTGGCGCGTCGCATACCGCACCGGGGGCCACCGACCATGGACATCGATGACGGTGTCACAACTGCAGGTTTTCCAGAAGATGGTTGCAAAAGACCATCGAGAGGTCCTAGCAAAATTCATCATGGACCACGACTTGGCCACCGGCCATGGCAACACGTTCGAGGACCTGCTCAAAGAGCTGTCCTGGCAAATCAAAGAGCTGCAACAGAAAGGAGAAAGCCATGACAACTGAAGAAGATCGCATCGCCGCGAAGTTCGAGACTTTCCACGCGGACAACCCATGGGTGTATCGACGCCTGCGTGAGCTGGCGCTGGCCGTACGCCGCGCCGGTGTCCACCACTACGGCATCGGCGGCCTGTACGAGACGCTGCGTTACGAGGTGTTTCTCGACGCACGCGACGCGGACGGGTTCAAGCTGAACAACAACTACCGCGCCCTCTACGCACGCCTGCTGGCACAGAACGAGCCCGAGCTGGAGGACTTCTTCAAGTTCCGTCAGCGCAAGCCACGCGGCACGCAAAGCCTGGCACCCGCAGTGGATGCATGGGACAGGCCTCTCGGACCACGGCCCATGGTGAACGATCATGGTTGAGCGTTCTATGACTGAGATCAAAGAGCACAACGCTGCTGTCGAAGCAATGTTCCAGCAGATCAAACCGATTGTTGAGAGCTATGACAGTTCTGTCGTTCTTAACACCCTGTTGATTACTTTGGCTGCTTGTGGTCAGCAAACCGATTTGGAGCCTGAGGTGTTTAAGGCCGCAGTGGTGCTAGAGCTTGACCGCTTGATGCTGATCAACGCAGAGCGCAAGGGGTTGCTGTCATGAGAGACGTGCCCTGGTGGATATACCTCATCGGCATTGTTCATACGCTTGTGTACGTGTGGGCGTTCTGGAGCAAAAAGAAATGACTCCCTTGATCACGAAGGCGGTGACGTTCTTCCCGCAACTGGCAGCGGACTACAAGTGGTTTGACAAGTCCGATCTGGATAACGGCGTCATGCACACGCACGGCGAGAACATGGAGGCCATACGGAATCCGCTTCCGTTTGATAAGTGCGCGATTGCCGGGATCGACTTGGACGGGCAGACCTACGTGGTGCTGGTCAGCCAAGAGGAAGGCCAGTGGAGAATCCACGGAGCCAACACCATGGCGGTGTACGACAACAAGCGGGTGCAGATTGACCCGGTGTTTTGTATTGATCCCATGGAGCAAGGCACTGGCAATGGCCTCACCATTTTGTTTGACGATCCACGGTTCAATGACAACGACCTGGCCAAGGAGGTGTCGATCATCAGCGTGCTGGTGATTGCCACGTTCCTACGCAACCTACATGCGCAGCGCATTGCTACGGTGTACACGCCTATTCCGAGCAAGAACCACGCGAAGCGCATGCGGCAGGGCAAGCCTCCGCTGCTGTCCTGGCACACGGTTGTCATCGAGCCCCCGAAGGAAAAGGCCCCGAGTCTTGGTGGCACGCACGCCAGTCCACGCCTGCACGAGGTACGTGGCCACTGGGTTACGCGGGGTGAGAAACGATTCTGGCGCAAGCCTCACCAACGCGGGGATGCGACGAAGGGGATTGTGTTTCACGACTACAAGATGACGGGAGGGGCGCAGGCATGACCCGAAAAAATCGTCTGGAATGCTGGGCCCTGCGCACGAAGAACGGCCAGCTACTCGGCCGCAATGACCGTGCATGGTTTGAGGCGTACAAGGTGCTGACATTCCGCACCCGCAAGTCCGCAATCCTCTATTCCCAAGGCGGGGCCCTGCCCACGCAATGCACGCCCGTGAAAATTCGAATCGAGACCTACACGGAGGATTGATGCGTAAACGATCGAAATACCGCCCCAAGCCCATCCTGGCCAATCCCGTGGGCTACGTGCTGGAGAGCATGACGCCCGTGGCCAAGCACGACAGTTTTCTCATCGACCTGAAAATCAAAAACCACCTGGCCATGAAAAACCTGACGCACGGCATTGCGACCAAGGACGACATGGACAAGCTCATCGCCATGAACAACGTCGTCCACGCCCTGCTGCGCATGGGTTTCGGCACGGAGTTCAAGCAATACATGGACGCAGGCCGCGAGGCACTGCTCGAAGTGTGTAGTCGCGGGGCCGCGACGAAACGATTTGTGTGCCGGGGCCCGGAAATTACGGCACTCAACCAACTGCTAGAGCTGCACGACGCCCAAATGGACGTTATCACCGTCAAGGACATGGAAAAGGCCGTGTCCCTGGTGGAGCTTGAGCAGAGAACCGGGAAGATGATTCCCATTAAACCCAAGGAGAATGAAAATGCCCCGAGCAAAGAAAGTAGTTGAAGCACCCAAGCGCCGAGGTCGGCCGCCAAAGAAGCCAGCAACACGGACCACGGAGCTGCCCCCAGACGCCCTGGTATTCACGTACGAGCAAGATCCGGCGGAAATCCAAGCCATCGAGCTGGCGCTGGTACGACTGCGCCGCATCGCGGCAACCCTGCGCCTGGCCACCACCGGCATGGACGCCGATCAGTCCGACGCGGTCATGATGTCAAGCCAACTGGTCGACGGAGCACACGAGGCGATCGCCGAAGCAGTGGCCATGGTCCGGGAGCAACGGAGAATGTGAAAGTACCATGGAAAAGTACCTTGGTCGGCCGGGGAAGAAGCGGAGATCAAGGTGCATGGACCACGGACCAAGGGCCCTCAAGGGGGCCCTTTTTCATGCCCGAAGTACCCAGGTCAAAGAGGCGTAAGGGCCGATTTCATAGGCGTAATGGAAGTACCCATAAAAACCGGTCCATTACGTCAGCAGTGCGCCTATATAGAGGTACTTCTGACAAAAAAAAGAGTTTCATTTTTTTCGAGTAAAAAGTACCGTAATCGACGTAATGCCGTAAGAACGTAGGCAGGGCAAGGGTTTCAGTATTACGGGATAGAAGCAGTAGACGTGAGGTGTAAGGAATTTACGGGGTGCGCGCGCGACCCTTTTTTGAAAAAAAATATTTTTTTTTCGTCAGAAGTACCCTCTAATAGAAACGCTGAATTGATCCCGAAGGGGGCTTGTGAGACCTGTTTTATTTGGGTACACTTACGTGGGTACTTTGGGAGAGATGAGATGCCACTGAGAGATGAAGAGCTGAAGGTCGATGGACTGAAGCCCCGCGAGCACGGGGTGCGACGCAATGCCCTGACCGGCCGGGCGAAGTACCCATTCAAGTACATGGTCCTGGGGGACTACATCGTCCTGCTGACCCATCGGGACGCCATGGCCGTGAGAGATGCCCTGAAATCGTTTTATCGACGGGACCCGTCGAAGCGTTTCACCGTGCGCCAGCGTACGGAAGGCGAGTGGGTTTGCCGGAGGATCGCATGAGCAAGAAAGACGTTTTCAACACCCCGCCCATCCTGGGCAATAAGCTGCAGCAGCGCCTGACATCGAAGGTTGCCCCGCTCAATCGACAAAAGACCCTGACCGGGCGCGAATGGAAGTTCGTCCAGGAATTGGTGTCGGGGGACGGCGAGGTCACAATGAAGGAGGCCGCGATCCGCGCCGGGTACCCGGAAAAATCGGCGAAGACGAAGGCCTGGAAGCTGACGAATGCCGAAATCTCGCCGCATGTGGTGGCCGCGATCCAATCCTATCGCGCCGAACTGAATGCAAAGTACGGGACGACGTTCGAGCGGCACATGAAGGACCTGCAGAAAATTCGCGACGCGGCACTGCAGGCCGGGGCGTATGGTGCGGCCGTGCAGGCCGAGTACCGTCGCGGCCAGGCACTGGGCACGATCTACGTCGAGCGAAAAGAGGTTCGATTCGGCACGATCGACAGCATGAGCAAGGAAGAGGTCATGCGCGAGCTGGAAAAAATCAAACAACTGTATGGCGGCCCGCCGCCGAAGGCGATCATCGACCTGGAGCCTGAGCAGGCCGTCGCATCGATCGAGCATGATCCTGAATTTAATCCGAGCGAGGTCCTGAATGGCGATAAAACCCGAGGCGGCACTGTACAAGCGAATCCGGGAGAACCTGCCGGACAGTCACATAACGCGGATCGAGTCGAGGGTGAACCTGGGGATTCCTGACTGCCTGGTGGCATTGAAGGGCCTGGGCCTGTTCGTCATGATCGAGCTGAAGGTTGTAAAACGTGGGCGAAAAATCAACCTGAGCCCGCACCAGGTGGCATTCCATGCAAAGCATGCCGACCTGGGCGCGCCGACGTTTATCCTGGTGCAGTACCATCCCCCGGGCACTACGTCGGCACTCAAGGCCGAGCTGCTGTTGTACCGTGGCCGCCAGGTCCTGGACCTGCATCACTTGGGAATCGACGCCGAACCGGTCGAGCGGTGGCCGCTCTCGCATGTGCTCTGGCATATGCTGCGCCATCGCCTGGCCGAAGCTTGAGAAAGAAAGAAAGCGAGAAAGCATGCGAAAAAATAGACTGAGCGCGCACCGACGTGCGCAGCGTGGCCTGGACTATCGGCGGCCGCCCCCGCCGAGCGAGGCCGAGCGAACCCGGGGGACCGTGCGGTCCCTGTTGCGCCTGGCGCGCATGATCCTGCTGCATCAGGTTTTTTCAGGGGGAAAATAAAAAGCTTGCGCGCCCGAAATTTTTTGCGATACACTACGGGGACCGGCTGGGAATTCCCCCGGCGGCCATACAGTCAGAAAGAGAGAAAGCGCCATGTTGAAAACCGTCACCGTATCCGCGAACCGTAAGACCGGCCCGATCGCAGTCACATACCGCTCGGGCGTGCATGAGACGTACGGCACGTGCCCGAAAACCTGCGGCCTGCACCCGAAAAGTGAGACCGGCGCGATGCTGGTCGACGTCGATTATCTTGAGGCCCTGCGCAAGGCCGTGCCCCGTAATGGCCAGGCCTGGACCTATTCGCATTTTCACGCCGAGGCCCTGCCGATTCCCCGCAAGGGCGAGACTGTGATAAACGCGAGCTGCGACGACACCCGCGAGGCCGTGCGCACCGTCGAGCTGGGCCGCCCTGCTGTATATGCTGCACCGGCCGACACGGCCGACACCTGGCCGAAAAAAATCCAGGGCGTGCGCTTCGTTCGCTGCCCTGCTGAAACCGTCGACACCGTCACCTGCGCGAGCTGCGGCGGTGGCCGCCCATTGTGCGCACGTGGCGATCGCGATTATGTGATCGTTTTCGTTGCGCACGGTTCCGGCGCGAAAAAGGTCGGCACCGGTTCCGGCGGATGTTATGCCGCCGGGGGCCCGACCGCGATCCAGTGGCACGGCGTGAAAAAATCCGGCCAGGCGAACGACGCCGACGCCCTGCGCACGTTCGCGAAATCCCTGCCGCCTGGTTCCCTGCTGCGCCACCACGTGGCGGGCGATATCGGCCGCGAAAATTAAAGCTTGCGCGCCCGAAATTTATTAGGGTACAATTTTCAGCACGGGGGCCGTCCCCGTGCATACAGAAAGAAAGCGAGAAAATCATGGGCTGGACATTCCCCTACACTACCCCGACACGCGACGCCCTGGTGCAGTACCTGCGCCGCCCCGAGCGATTCGGCGAAAAATTTGAGCTGGTGCGCGCCTGCGCGACCGGTTCGCATCACTGGTATTTGATCCGCGAGCGCGCTACCGGCCTGCACTGGATCGGCCTGGACCTGCTGCAGGGTTCCCGGGGCGAGGGCTGGGGTTACAAGGACCTGGACGAATCCGTGGGCCCGAATGCGATCGACTGCCCCCTGGCTTACCTGGCCGCCCCGCATGCCGAGCGCGAGGGCTGGGCGAAACAATGGCGCGAGCGCGTGCGCGAATATCACGCGAAAAAGGCCGCCCGGCCTGCCCTGGTGCCTGGTGCCCGCCTGCGCCTGCGCGACGGCCGCGAGTACATCCTGGCCGAAAACCTGGGCCGCCGTGGCTGGCGCGTGATCAATCCCGCCGACGGGTTCGGCGCGTTCTGGCGCATGCCTGCGACCGTGGCCAGGTCGGCCGAGCTGGTCCCGGCCGCGTAATTTTTTGCCCGGGGGTTGACGCCCCCGGGAATTTTGGGCGAGAATCCTAACCGTGCAATCCCGCACGCATACAGAAAGAAAGTGAGAAAGCAAAATGGCACATATGATTGACACCACCACCGGCACCGCCGCCATGGCATACACCGGCGCAACCCCCTGGCATGGCCTGGGCCAGGCTCTTACACCTGGCGCAAGCATTGAAACCTGGACACGCGAGGCCGGGCTGGGTTACACCGTCCTGGAATCCCCCGTGCTGTACAAATCCCCCGCCGCCACCGAGCTGCAGTCCTGGCCGAATCGCAAGGTCCTGCACCGCTCCGACACCGGCGCGCCCCTGGCCGTCGTGTCCGACGGGTACCACGTCGTGCAACCTGGCGAGGTAATGGAATTTTTCCGCGACCTGGTCGAGCTGGGCGGATTCCAGCTCGAAACCGCCGGGGCCCTGTCCGACGGGAAACGTGTCTGGGCCCTGGCCAGTGTGGGCGAGGCCGCCCCCGTGGTCGACCGCGACCTGGTCAAACCTTATTTGCTGCTCGGCACGTCATACGACGGGACCATGGCCACCGTCGCGAAATTCACCGCGATCCGCGTCGTGTGCAATAACACGATCACGGCCGCCGTCGGCGGGTACTCGCAGGGCCGCGTGATCAAGGGCGAGGCCGAAACGTCGACCGGGTACCTGCGCAGTGCCGTGCGCGTGCTGCACTCCGAAAAATTCGACCGCGAGGCCGTGCGCCTGCAGCTCGGGATCGTCGCGAATGCCTGGGAATCGTTCCTGGTGCAATCCCGCCAGCTCGCGGGCGTGCCGATGTCGACCGACCAGGCCGACGAATTCCTGGCCGAGCTGCTGAAACCCTGGCACCGTGCCGACCTGGACGTGCGCGAGTCGAAAGCATTCCGCCGCATTCGCGAGCTATTCGACGGCCGGGCGATCGGTGCCGACCTGCCGGGCGTGGCCGGTACTCGCTGGGCGATGCTGAACGCCGTCACCGAGCTGGTGGACCATGAGCGGGGCCGCTCGAATAACACCCGGATCGAGTCCGCCTGGTTCGGTGCCGGTGCTGCACTCAAAGCCCGGGCCGCCGAGCTGCTGGCCGCGTAACCTGGCGAGCTGCTACACCTGGACCAGGGGCCCGCGTGGCCCCTGTTTTTTTGCCCTGTTGACACCGTCGCGAATTTTGGGCGAGAATATCGACGCGGGGGACGTCCCCGTCATACAGAAAGAAAGCGAGAAAATCATGAGCTGTTTTATCGTCAACGACTACCACCTGCGCGCCCTGGTCACCTGGGCCGAGCTGCGCCGCGTGGCTTTGCCTTATTCCGCCCCCGTATCCTGCGAGCTGCTGGCCGTCGCGAACCGTCGCGCATTCGCCGAG